GTTTCCCAGTCACGATCCAAGGGTACTTGTGTGGAGCTTTGAAGTTCGTGAACTCACAAGCCTTGATCCACTTAGCAACCAGATCGTCGCGAGTCACACCGGAATAACTGAACGTGTAGTTCTTCCAGCGTGTATACGTACTGGCGTCGATGTTCCCGGCACCAGCAGAGAAACCACTTGGGTTTCCACCGTTGAAGCCTTCAGTAGCGTTCTTCTGAATCCAGAGCGGAATACCACTGATCGGGCGAGGGTCTTGTGTGCTGCTCGTAGGAGCCGTCCACAACGCCTCTTCCATCGACTCAAACCAGCCATTGTACATGTCATGTTCGCGGACTTTGATTTCATCCACGATCTGAGTCAGGTCATCGCCCTGGAACTCAGGCTCATTGACGTCGTATGAAAAGCTGGTCGTGTGGATTGCCCACGGTTGGCTGGCACCAATCGTCAGGTTTGCAACAGCGGTCTGGTCTTTCGAGAACAGTCCAGTGAACCGGCTGTTACCAGTCTTATTGACCTGTGCCTTCCAGAGCTGCTGAGGACCACCCTTAACAGGTGTCTTGTTCTTGCCGTTCATGAACTGTTCGGCAAACGTGAAATTCTGATTGTCGAGCGAGATGTCTACCCAACTCTTCTTCCGCGAACGGTCATAGGTCAGGTTGACAAGATCATCGAGTTGTTCTGGTTTCAAGGAGGCCATGCGTGCCTACTCCTGTGCTGATCGCAGCATCTGCCGCGAGGTTGAGTGAATGAACAAACAACCCACCAAGCCATTTGCGACGGAATAGGCACGTCACTGATTCATGGGATTGAGCACACGAACCAACTGAAGCAGAAGGTGGAACTGCCTCAGATTTCTATCCCTGTATCGGATAGAAAAATTTCCCAACAAAAAACGCGACCAGCCCGAAAGCTGACCGCGTCACATCAAAGTCCACCGGGTAAAGATGGATTCGTTACCTGTAGCCGTTCTCCTGCATCGCGTTGTTGTAGAACGCCTTGATGACCGGATCGTCTGCCAGTTCACCATCCCAGGGAATATCATCCCTCGGAGTCGTCGGAGCACCAGTTCCCATCCTTTTTTGTGACTGCTGCTGCACAGCTTCGGACTTCTTAACCCGGTTCTCGTGCATCAACTGATCACCGAAATTCATGTTGAATGCCCGCTTGACCGTTGTTTTGTCCAATGGCAACCCCTGAGTCTGAGTCAGCCACTGAATCGTCTGATCCATCGCCACGGCGTTCTGCTGCTGTTGTGGCGTATATTCACGATCTGTTCCAAATAAGTCGTTCCGTCCGAGACCGTCGATCATTCCCAGAACTTGATTCTGGTAGTTCTGCACAGCTCCCTGCTGAACCCGCTCAGCGTGCTGCTGAAAACCCTGCATCTGCTGCATCAATTGCTGATTCTGCTGATACAACGCTTCCAGTGGCTTTGTGACTTCCTCATCGTATCCGTTGTCTTTGAGTGTTTGGATGTACGACAGGAAGTTCTCCTGAGTTTCCTCAGTCGGAGTTTCAGCCGGTGGAGCCTGCTCCTGCTGGGGCGGGGCAGGGGGAGTCTCCTGCGTGGGCGGTTCTTCCGGTGGATGCTGTCGATTGATCCCGGCACGACGTGCCTCATACTGATCAATCAACTGCATCGCGTTCCGTAGAGATTCCTCAGAACCCTGACTCAGCATCACTTCATCAGTGAAGCCATAACTGGAGCCAAGTTCACGGAGTTCGTCCGTCAGAAAGTTTCCTTCAGTGGACGTTAATGACTCCTGAAACTCTTCCGCTGTAGAATCAGTGGCCTCCGTCTCTTCTGTAGAGTCTTCAGCCTTTACGAACCGGCCTTTAGAGTCTCTCTGACGGCTCGGAGTCTCCGTTGAAGTAGTCTCTACCTCACCAGTGTCTTCCGTCTCATCTGTCGTTACCGTGGTCGATTCGTCCGTTTCCGTCGTAGACGTCGAGTCGTCCTCAACCGCATCACCTGCTGCCTCATTGGAAGCATCAATCGCTGCAATGAACTCCGCAGTCCGATCGTCAGCAGCCGTTGCCGTACCGCCAGATTCATCCTGTTCCTGGAACAGTAGTGGTCTTCGAATAAGCATAATTACCCCGTTTTCTTCTTGAGTGCTCTGGCGTCGGAGCCTGCTGATCCCGCATCAGCCAAACCTCTGGCAGCCAGATACTTCCGCCTGTTCTCCGGACTGGACGTCTTCACTGTCCCGTCCTTCTGGACTTCAACCCCTGTCAATCCTTCGCTCTGGCACCAGTCGTGATGCTCCTGAGCCTGTGAGGATGGAACTCCGCTGGAGATAGATTCATGCCCAACGCCCCAATACGGTTCATGCCCGCCCGGTGGCGTTCGCGTCTCCAGCATCTGTTTAAGTTTGCCTTGATTACGGTGCCGTGACCGGAATTCTTCCGGAGTAACTTCCTGACCGTTGACCATGAATTTCATTGTGGTATCGCCGGTGCTGTTCCAATGTTGTTCTTTACCCATTCCTTCGGATCGGCAGAGAACTTCAACGTTGTCACGTCGTACTCTGCCAGCAACACCAGGTCTGATACGGGCGACAACACATAAACCCGCCTGGTAGTTCCTCCCGCATTCTCCAACGTGTACTGACCGTCCATCAGGTCCGTACAAGCCGTCATCCACGTGTCCCAATCCGCAACCGTCCCGTCATCAGGCAGATCAGGTAATTCAAAGTCCCGGTAATCTGCCCGCTTCGGTCGTTGACCGGTGAAGAACTGTTCTCGTGGATTGTCACTACTCAACGCTGGCTCCCTGCTGAGAAGCACCGCTTGAGAACTGCTGTGCTAACTGGACACGCTGAGAGTCAGGTGTGCCCTGAGTGCTGATATTCTCACGGATGTATTTCCGTGGTCCGTTATCAACACCACCACCGCCTCCACCCTGTTGCATCATTGGATCAGGTGGTGGAGCCGTCTGAATGATTTCCCGGATACGTGGCTCATTCAGCAGTTCTGCTGCCGTGTCAGCCAAAGCCGCACCATTAAGCTGTACCGTGCCCATCTGGATCGCTGGAGCCAGCATCTGGATCGCCTGACCGATCTGACCAAGCCTTTGAGCCGGTGACTTGTACGCCATCGAATACGGCTCAATGTCGAACCGGTACTGAAGGAAATCACCTTCCCTCATCTCCGGAGTCCAGTTGGCATTAACCGGGAACATCAACTGAGGATCGGTGTACGTTCCATTGATCTGAAGGACTTCGTCCGTCCACATCATGTGCCCAACGTCATACGCGACGTCTGATACGAACTCGACCACCGAATACTGCATTCTGGCTTCAGCCTGAGATACAGCCTCATTGATCATTGCATCCTGAGACGCTGTTTTGCTCTGTGGTCCGAGACCAGCCATTGCGTCCAGGTTGCCAGCCATCCGGTTGTAGACGCCATCAATCACCTGGTAGAACGCCAGGTTCATCTGGTCGACACCGCCATACTTCAGGACATTGAGACTGTCCGGATTATTAACGCGGAGTACATCACCATCATTGGCTGCCTGGACCTGACGGGCATCCTTCTCGTCACCCTGGAACGTCGTAATGTCCTTCTGACGATTTGCCTGCCGAGCCTGCTTCCGCATCATGGAGTTCATGAGCTGATGCAACAGTCTCAGATTCTGAGCTGGTGCCAGCGGCATTGCATTATCAGGAACTTCGTCAAAACGTAGATGATGGAACGGTCCAGATTCAGGTCCATCCCAATCATCTACGAAAAGGGGGGCAAGGCTGTCGTCTGCCGCCAAAACCGCCCACTTTTGTTCAAAAGGCAAGTACAGGTCGACCAGCGTAACCATTGGCTCCACTTCATCGTGGTCCATGTGGTTGTCACCAATCATGTCCTTTGCCTGTTCCTCGTGTGTGCCGAACGACAAGCCGTTCCACTTAGAGCCTGAAGACAATCGCTTGACGATCTTCTTATCAAACCGGTCATCCTTACGGATTTCTGACAGTGGAACCCGGTATTCATGAGCATGGAATCTGGCACGCTCAAAACTACGTGCCTGAGTGTCATAGATGTAATCATCCAGACTTATTCGCTCGACGAACGGTTTACCCGGATCAACCCACGTCGTGGATGACATCAACTGCTGAATCTGGCGGTAGTCGTCCCAATCCTGCTGAGTTGCACCAAAGCCAGGTTCTGCTGGCATCATGGGATTCGGTATCTCAACCGGCTTACCCGGTGCCCGGTAGACCTTGGCAATGCCAATAGAAAAGAACGCATCCAGCACGATCTGACGCATCGTCCGTTCAAATCGCATCTCTTCGAACAGGTTATTGATCCCAACCTGATACTTACGGGCAAACGGCTTGAGTTGGATATCGTCTGCCGTAATCAGCACGTTAGGCCGGTTAGCAGCCAGGCTCATCATGTACGTTCTGGCAGTCAACGCGAGAATGTTGACCAGCACCTGACGCCGATCCTCTGCCACTTCGCCCCATTCGGAGCCAACGTAGTTCTCAATGGCTTTGCGGCGGTTTTCACGAAACGGCTGCAACGCCTTGTGTGAACCCTTCATAGCGGTCCACAGGCTGTCGTAGTCTCGTTTCTTTCCCAGATCAATCATGGCTTACCAATCAAAGTCATCGACGACCACGGCTGCCGCTTCAGCCTTTTCCTGTTCCTTGAACCGCCATCCCACAGTCCCAAACTCTGGTTCCGGCTCAGCGATCGGCATTGCATGGACTGGATTTGAAGTCACTCCCAACCAGCCACAAGCTGACGCGATTGCTATGTCTCCGTGTGTCTTGCCTTTGTCTGACTCTGACTCCGACGTCTCTGCTCCAGCATGGACCAAACGGCCAGCCTTCCACTCGTACTCCAGGAACTGATCCACAATCCGCTTGTCTCGAACTGTCGCTTCTTTGTGCCCCATCGCTTCCTGCAACCGACCAAGGATTTCAGCACCAGCATCCGAATTGACGTATCCGATCTTCTTGGTGAATTCTTCGTGGAAGACGTCCTTTGCCTTACGGACATGGACATTCCAGTAACCGAGTTCCTTCACCTTGTTGATAAACGTCGTACCCAATGGACCATTGATTTCCGGCACCATGTGGGCATCGTGAAACCACTTACACACGCCTACAGTGAACGCTGCAAACGGCTCTGGCCTGACCGTGTTTGTCGCGAAAGACGCAACCTGCTCTTTGGTCAGTCGGTTCCAGACGACAATCGCAGACTCGGACGAATAATTGCCGCCTGTTCCCGCTGATATATCGACGCCTACTGAATAGCTGCCGAGTGGTGGACGTCTCCCGTCACTCATCTGGAACCAGCATCTGAACGGTCCATTTGCCGCAGTCGTCCACCTGGCAGACAGGTCTTCGGAGTCAATCGCCAGACGACCAACCGTCTCCGGATCGCAGCAATCGTTGTCTCTGACTCGCAAAATGACCTCCTCATCAGCGAACCGCTCTGAGGAACCCAGAAAGTCGATATCCAGTTCCTGAGCAATCTCCATCTTGGATTGAGCACGATCGCACTGGACGTCATACCACGTAGAACGTGGCTTCTGATCACCGATGAAACTCAAGGTTTCAAAGTCGTAGTCTTTGGTCCA